GATATAATACTTTTACCCATTTATGTCTGCAATAAATACCACCTTTAAATTTAAACAAATCATATGGTTGTCCATTATGTCCTAACCTATCATTTACGCCTTCCCTTGATGCTTTATCAATATCTTCCAGTCTATAAACAGTTCCACCTTTTGAAAGTCCCATCATATTTTCGCAAAAATCCCTTGACTGATTTCCTTCTTCCATTGGTTTTCTAGAACCTACTGAATATTTATAACGTATTTTATAGTTTTTAGAATCTAAGTAACTAAATGCACTTCCATTATCTTTTGAAGTGATTTCATCAGCTAGTTTTCTAAATAATGATTTCTTTTCCTGAATACAAATATTTGCCCAGTCTTCATCGCTAATATCTTCATCTAATTCAAGTTCATCTACTAGAACCCAACTATCATCCATTTTAACACCTTGTAAATTTTCTAAAATAACAGACCCCATTTCGTCAGAAAGAAATTCAGCATCAGAATCTTTAGAAAACTTTTCCATTTCAACCCCTGTTTCTTCTTCAATAGTTTCATCATCTTGTAAGCTATTATCAATCTCTGTAAATTCTAAAGGCTGTAAAGTTGTAAAGTATAGATTTAAAGCAATTTCATTGTAAGCTAGTATATTATCAAAACAATCTATTAATAGTTCCTGAAAAGGTCTAATAACGGTATTGTCCATCAATAAAGAAGCTGTTTTAATTTCTTCTGCATTATTTCCTAATCCTGAACTGTCTTTTATACCTAAAAGCATAGGTGAAACAATTCTATGTGAAACCATTATCTTCTTTGTAGCTTCTTCTGATAAGAATTGATATTGATTGTGAGCATCTGATAATTGAACAGGTGTAATTTCCGCCTGACTTTCTTTATTATCATTAAATGCAAGTATAAATTTACCTGCATTACTACTTCCTGAGAACTTTTCAGCTATTTTATTTTCAATTAACTGTCTTTCTTCTTGATTTGGGGTTCCATTATTGAAGTTTATTAGCATACTTGGTGCTAAACCGTTCATAATATTGTTCAAATGGTAGTTTGAAACTTCTTCTTCTAGTTCAGCATACTGTAAACCACCTTGATAATCAACTGGAGAATAATAATAGAACCCTGATTTGTAAGGTTTAATATAATATATCTCTATATTTTCCTTAGACATACCGTATGCTGGTATTCTTAATGGAATATCATTCTTTGTTATGTTAGCCCAGTCTTTATAGTAGTAATAAGCAGGTACATCTCCGTCTTCATTACACTTTTCAGCACGTAATGTTTCAATAGGCATATGCTCTATCTGTGCAATACTACTTCTATCTTTAGAATATATGATTTGAACAGCGCACTGACCCATTAACTTCAAGTCATAACATAGTTTCCTAACAACGTCTTTTCTAAATAAAGAGATCATTTGAGCATACTCATTAGGCTTTCTATTGCTGTCTGATGCATTTAGTCCTTTACCATAAATAGCTTGACTAATACCGTTTATTGCAGCATTATTGGTTGGTGAACCGTTGTAGCGGTCAATAAGGTACTGGAAATAGTTATTGTCTGCTCCATATTCAATCCAGTCTTCCCCATTTACTTCTTTTACTTCAGGACTTGTGTAAGTGCTTAAATTAACAAAGCCAAACTCCGATACTTTTGAAGCCTTTTTAAACTGACCTTTGCTATTTCTTAATGTTGTATTTTTCATCTTACTATATAAGTATTATTAGACCCATTGTATGTAGTATATTGACCTTTGTTTAAATCATAATGGTCATTTTTATTTAACTGGTCCACGTCTTGGTTTGTACAGAAAATTCTATCCTTATAAATATCTTCCGTTGCTTCTGAATCTATATTCCAAACTTGGTCATAAATATTCCACAAGCTATAATTCGTATTCCAATAATTATAATCTACATACAAATGTATATCATAAAAATGATTTTCAACTAAAACAGGATTAAAAATATTATTAAAGTTTAAATAATTATCCGATTGAATAGCGTTTGTAACACTATAAAAAGTAGTTACATTAGTACTATCATCCCTTACAGATACAGTAAAATCACCTGAGTAAACTCTAGGTATAACAGACAATGCTTGTTCCGTTGAAGATGTTGTTAGTAGAATCATTATATATATAACGCGAAAAAGTAAGTAATTTGTATTATTGTTTAAGCAAAAAAAAAGCACCCCAAAAGGATGCCTTAATTTTCTAACTGAATAAGTGATTATGCAGTAGGGTCTACTTGTGTTACATCTGCTGTAACTGCTGCGTCTAAGAAATAAGGTGCAGTTTCTTCCATTCCTTCGAATGTTAAAGTAAAGCCACTTAAATCACCTGCTGCTGCTCCAGTCACTACTGTACCACCAGTTAATTCCATTCCGTTTTCAAGTCCACAAAGGAAACTGTTTCCGTAATAATCAACTACAACTGCGTAAGGTCTAGATACTGCAAGTGTTTGCAATTCAGCCTGAGTTTTAGCGTCTAAATAAGTTAATGTTAAGTTTAAAGATTGAGTATAAAAAGTTGTCCCATTCTCTCTGCTACTTGTTACAGTAGTTTCCAAAGATGAACTTCCTTTTACATCATATTCAAACCAAGATGGTGCTGGTGAACCGTTAGTAATAGTTGCTTCCTTAGTTGAAGAATCAACTGCTACACTAGCAATCGTTCCAAAGTCAGCAAATAAAACCTTCTTGATTCCTCCGAAGGCACTTTTACAAGGTAATTTTCTCCCTGTGGTTAATGTACAAGCCATATTTTTATGTTTTTTAAAAAAAAAGGGTAAGCAGATAAACCACTTACCCAAATTTATGATTAATTATTAATTATGCGTAAGAAACGATGTCTTCAGCGATTCCAAATTGAACTGCTGAGGTAAACCTCATAACTAAACGAACATTATTTGAAGCATCTAAATCTGCCATATCCAAAAGTTTTACAGAATTAGAGTCATTTAAGATTCCAGTTCCAAAGTATAAGTTTGAACGTTGAGCAACATACATTTTGTCATCTGCCATTCCTGGAGCAACAAATATTTTTACACCATTAACAGTTAAAGAACCGTTGTTCCACCATTGAGTTCCCATATTCTGAACACCATTAGCACCTAATCCGTTTGCTGCAAATCCACCTAATGCCTGAACATATAGTTTAGCTGCTTTAGAACCAATATATAAGAAGAGATCTTCTTTTCCATATAACGCTGCAGGAATAGCATCTACTGCTTTAGATAATTCAGCGATAATATTTGCTGCATCTAATCCGCCTGCTACTGCTGTTACTGCTTGTGCTGCTGGTACATCACCTGCTGTTACTGCTGCTGCAATAAGTTTTTCAAATCCATCAAAAGAATTGTTTGAACCTGCTGTTGTATCACCTTGCCAAATGTTAAACTCAGTATTTTGAGCAACCTCTGCTGCAACGTGTGCAATAATAAAGTCAGAGAATTTAGGAGGTAAAGATTGACCTAAACCGAATCCCATAGATTGAGCTTCCCAATCGTTCACAAAATCGTACTTACATAACTGTAGGTTAACTTGTAATTCAGTTGGCTCAATAATTCTTTCAGTTAAAGTTACTGAACTGTTAGGATTAAAATCACACCCAGCTGCTGTTACTAAAGAACCAGTAGCTAATTTCTTGATAACCTCTTTGTAAGCAATGTTTGCTTTTACTGTAACACCACCATCATCAATAGTAGATGCACTTAATAATGCTGCTGCAATATACTCACCTGCAAACTCACCTGCGTAAGTAGTAGTGATGTTAGTAGCTGTTGCTAAATTTACGTTTTTTAATTTACTCATTTTATTTATTTTATTTATTTATTTAATCTATTCAATACTCGATCTAAAGCTGTTGTGTTGAACTTACTTTTTGTAAATTCCATTTTCTTCTTTTGTACACTTTCAGATTCAGGATTATGTTTAATTGGTTTAGCTGAAGGCTCAGATAATTGTTCTTTAACTTCTTCAGAAAATTCTTCCTTTACAGTACGTGATTTTAAAGTATTGGTATCTTCACCCATTTCTTCTTTGTCACCAACTTTTTCTTTTATAAATGCAATTGCATCTTCAAGATTTTGGATTCTTTTTTCCATTCCTTCCCAGTCTTCAACAACTGCCATATCTTCTTCTTCTTCCACTACTTCTTCCTTAGCTTCTTCAGAAACTTCTTCTTCATCTGCAAGGTCTTCAGTAATTTCTTCATCTTCTTTTGGTTCTTCAGAAGGAACTTCGTCGGAAACTTCTCCAACACTACTTATTCTACCCTCTTCTTCAATAACTAACAATCTACCATCTTCGAGTAAATACTCTCCAACAGGCATTGCAACTTTTTGGTCATCGGTAACAATAAAGATTTCCTTGTCAGTTTCAAAAGAATCAGCACTAACTACCGTGCCATTTTCTAACTTCATTTCTTCAAGTTTTACCTCGATGTTAAGAAGTGTCTTAATTTGATTTAACATTTCATTTGATTTCATATTATTTATATAACGGATTTTAATTTAAAATTTGAGTTTTCAATCTGTTCTTGTAATAACCCCAATGCCTTGGGCTCCCATAGAACCATCACAACAAGATCTTGAATAAGTATTGCTATCCCAACATAAACAAGCGCGTGAACTACCTTTAGGACTGGTGCGGCTAGGCATAACAGTCGATTTATTTTTGTTGTTTCCTTGCATTATTTAGATGTTAGAATTGCTTTAATCTTGTTTAGGATTTCTTCTTCCTCTTTACTGGTTTTTTCTTCTTTTGACATTTCTTCTGCGATTGCTTCCTTAGGCTGTTCCATCCGGTCAGCAAAATATCCCTCAATAGAAAAACCTTTAACTTTATTTGTTTTAACATACTCTTCCCATATTTCGTTATTATTAACTTTAACTGCTCCCATCCAAGTTCCTACTGGTACATTTAAACCATACTTCCTAGATTTGTCTTGTACCTCATCTTCAACAATCCAAGATTCCACTAACGTTAATCCGTTAAGTGCTTTCTCGTGTTCTAAAGTTGAGTTGTTTTGATACCCGTTTTTTAAATACATTTGGGATGCTTTTACTACCGTGTCTTTTGAAAAGAATATATAATATTCACCTTCAGTTCCGTTTCTGTAAATAGGTTTATTAGGTATTAATAGAGCACCTAATAATATTTTCTTTTCCTTATTTATTTCAGCGAGTTTTATTTCTTGGTTATTTAAAGCAACAAAGTCAGATTCTATTGCAGGACTTTCCACAATTGAAATAGCTTCAATTCCGCTTTCTTCTTGATCTTCATCAAGTATTAATTCAACTATTCTCATAATGATATAACGTGTTTAATTTAATAATTTGTATTTACCCTAGTGATGCACCTGAAATAATGTTCCTATCTAATTCTTGTGCAGTACTAACATCATTCGAAACAACATACGCCTGTACTGGTGTTTGTGCTTGATTACCTATTGCTCCCGCTAATTGATTTGTATCACTTGCGCCTACTACATTAAATTCAGGGGGTGCAGAAGGAATACTTGGAGCGGAACCTGCTACTGCTGAAATAGAACCACCCATCCCACCACTAGTTGAACTACCACCTGGAACTTTAGTTGACATTATTTTCTTTACAGTACCAATACCACTAGCAACCGCAGCACCAGCCGCAGCAAATCCTAATGCTGGGCCAATCACAGGAATACCCGCTAAAGAATTATAAGAAGATATTGCAGATTGATATGTGCTAATTGTTGCCGATGCTATTGCAGCAGCTTTACCCGCAGCAGTTTCCTCACCTAAAATTTGGGATAAATCACTAAACCCTTTAGACACGATTCTTACCTTTTCATCTTGTGTTAATTCCGCCCATACAATTTCATTCTTTGCAGTAGCTTTACTTATTCCCGCAACTGCTTTAGCTTTGGCTTTTAATAAATCAACAGTAGATAATCCATTTAAAGTCGCTAATGCAATTAATTTATCATAATGCTCAGTTACTTTTATAATCTCTAATGCCCTACGCTCATCTTCTGAAACCGCTTCAGCATCTCTAATAGATGTTTTTAATTCTTTTAGTGCTTTATCTTTTTCATCTAATAATAAGTCTGCTGCTTCTTTATCTAATATAGCTTGGTCATCAATAGCTTTTTTAGCTGCTGCTGCTTCTGCATTAAGTGCTATAATTTGTCCTGTAACTTCTTTTGCTTTTGTTAATTTAGCAGTTTCAAGGTTTATTAAATTAGCTTTTAATGTAGCTTCTTCTTCTAAATCTTCTTTTGTTGATTTTGATAATTTATTTTCTTCTACTTTTGCATTATACCTTAACTGTGCTGCTTGAACTTCTTTAGCGGTTATGTCGTCCTCTATCTTACCTGCATCTTTTAAGAATTGAATCCTTTGTTCTAAGGAAAACTTCTCCTTATTTACTGCCTGTTCAAGTAATTCTGCACGTTTCCTATTTGCTTCTGCACGTTCAACTGTAATTTGCCTATCTAATTTATCTGCTTTGGCCCTTTGGTCTGCTATTTTACCTGCTATTTTACCTTCCTTAACTATTTCAGTAACCAATTCTTTTACTGCTCCACTTACTTTATTTATAGTGTCTTTGACTCCTGTCATAGTATCAATGTAAGAACTACCTGCCGCCTTAGCATCATCCATTGCACCGCTAAAGTCACCACTAAATACTTTCTTTATAGCACTACCAAGAAAACCAAATGTTTCAATTAAACTAGTTATTCTATTTGTAATGTTTTCAACTATAAGATTCTTTAAATCAATAATAGCCTGTTTAGGATTTTCAAATACGGATATAATTCCCTCGCCTAAATTAGCTAACATATCCACAAGGTTACCTACAACCGAGCCTATTACACCCATTATTTTAGCAAACTTGTTTTGTCCTTCCTCAGAACTTGTAAATGCCTTAGAAACAGCTAGTATTGCAATTAACAAAGCACCAATACCAGTTCCGATAATAGCAATCTTCATTAGGTTGAAACCTTTAGTTGCTCCACCCACGCTAGATGTCATTCCTTTCATTCCTGAAATAAGTCCACCAGTTTTAGAATCTATCATACCAAGAACACCACTATAATCAGCAGCGTTTTTCTCAGCTTCTTTCATCGATTCGTTAGCCTTCTTACGTTCTTTAGTTACGTTTTTTAAACCTGACTTTTCCTCGTTTAATCTATTCTTAGTTTCTGCTATTTTATCATTGATAGATTTTCTAGCAGCTAAATCCCTTTTAGATGTCTTTTCTAATTGTTTTTGATACTGACTTAATTCAGTTTCAATATCTTCAATAAGATTCTCCTGTAATTCTAAAGATTTATTTAGTTCATCAACATTAGCCTGTGCCTGTTCCGTAGAAAGTTTTAATGTATATTCTTTTGCTATTGCCATTTTATATTATTTTTTATTAGCTTAAATGCATTTTTAAAATCTTTAGGTAAAGCATTTTTGCCTTGTGCAATCTTAATGTTTTCCGTTTCCCCTTTTACCACTTGAAGTAAATCAATTATATTTTTTATCATAAGTCATTTAGTAATTCTAAGTTAGATTTTCCAGTTCCAAAATTAGTTGTTATTGAATTTATTTTATAGCTTGTTCCTGTAATTATAAACCTATCATTTAACGTATAATTTAATAGTATTTTTAAAGGT